CTGACGGTTCCAAGTTGCGTATGTCTATGTCTGCGGTGAACCCTGCAACTATTGCCAGTGGTACGCCTCATATTATGACGTGGGAGTCGGACGCTGAAGTGGACGGAATTCCCCCCTTAAATAATGTTCCACCTTCTATAGTTGCGTCGGGCTTTGATATTGGTAGAATTATCTCCATATCAGACCAAGAGAGTGCGTGGGATTACCGAAACTTAAATACGGCTCTTGACTACTCTTTGGTTAGTTCAACTGCAGAAGGTGGGACATATAGTGACGTAACGGATGATGCTGGAGGAAATGCTCCTTATTTGTACACTATACCCACAATCCTGGATGAACGTTGGATAAAAGCAAAGGTTATAGCACATAATTCGAAGGGTAGCACAGTAGCGTATTCAACTACCGCTCTCGGACCTATCCAAGGTTACCCGAAAGATGGTCAGCCCAAGGTTTTCCCCGGAGTGGCATTAGAAGTTAGTGCATCTGTGAGTGCGAACGCATCAGGGAATGCTACATGGAATAATAATCCAGTATCTTTCGGTTTTCAATGGGAAAAATCTGCTGATGGCGACAACCCATGGTCCCCAATTACAAATGCTGTAGTTACTCCTTCCTCTAATGGGAGGGGTAGTACACTGAACCCTGACTGGGTTCATGAAGGTCAATACATTTCAGTAGTGGTTTCAGCTTATAATTGGGCTTCTGATAATGATGGTTACGTGGCTTCCTCCCGGTCTAATGTTGTTGGTCCTATTTTGAAGATTGCACCAGTAAACCAAAGTCTTCCTGTTGTTCTCGGTTTACCCGAAGGTCGCCGAGAAGTGTCTGCAACTACAGGGTTGTGGCAGGGAAGCCCAACTTCTTATTCTTATGCGTGGCTTAGCGCCAATGGAGACCCTGAGGGTACGTACGGAGCAATTCCAGGCGCGTACACCTACAAGTATTTCTTAAGTACTGACCCGACATTTGCTGACGATTACATTAAAGTTAGGGTTGGAGCTACAAACTCTATTGGAACTACGTCAGCCTTATCTGATGAGGTTGGTCCTGTATCTGGACCTCCTGTAAACTCAGCAGCTCCTCAAATTAGTGGGACGGCTAAGACGGGATATAAACTACAAACAACAACCGGAGATTGGGATAACAATTACACTGACCTGCACTATAATTGGGTTAGTTCAACTGCAGCGGATGGAGTTTTCGCTGAGTTTGCACCCGTTCCCGAGCACGGTCCATCACTGCTAGTTCCGGATGTGGCTGTTGATAAGTTCATTGGATGCTGGGTTTCTGCTCAAAATTATGCAGGTTCCTCCATGGCAAGTTCGGTAGACGCTGCTAATCTTGGCAACAATTACGTCGGAGCTATTGGTCCTGGCCCTCCTTATGTGTCTGGAAATGCCCCATACATTTACGGCACCTTACAAGGAGGACAAACCCTTACCGTAGACAATGGAGTTTGGGCTAACAGTCCAACCTCATACTCTTATGAGTGGCAGCGCTCTGATGAGCATAATGGAACTTATGCTACTATTAGTGGAGAAACAAGTCAGACTTATGTACTAACCGCGGATGATGCAAACAAATTTATAAGGGCAATAGTTACTGCGGAAAATGCAGCTTCTTTAACGGGCACAGCGACAACGGCACCCACAGGCCAAATTACAGGAACTCCTGAAAATACTGTAGCTCCTTCTTTTGAGGCAGTAGCCGGGCAGACATATGGACCGACAAGTTTAGATGGTGCTATATTCCTCCCTACCCAAACTCCCCTTTCGATTAATCCAGGCTCATGGGAGTATGAGAATACTTTAGAATACGCTTGGGAATATTATAGTAAAAATGCTCCTGAAGGTTGGCGTCCTTTACCTGATGAGGATGATGGAGAGGCTATCGAGGATAAAACTATTAGTATGTTACCGGGTCCACACTCTATTAGTAATGCAACAGGCTGGCCTGCTTGGCGGCAACTGCTCCTTATAGCCCACCAAACACCTTATTCTTATTGGGATTGGTGGGCCCTTTCAGCCATATCTCCTTACGCTACTGATGAAAGTGGAGAAAATTATGTAAGTGGAACCCCTATTCGAGGTATTGTCCACGCGACAAATGCCGCTGGTACTGTAAGTGCTGTCACACCAAGCTCAAATTGTATTCTTGGTCCAAATTGTCCTATCACTGCACTACCTTCGACATGGACTACGACGGTGCCTCATTTCACTAATTGCCAAGATACGTATCCTATGTTTGTAACATCTTCAGTTCCTTATGTCCTAACCACTCACGACGATAACCACATCGAAGATAGAGACTGGGGCTTCTGGCAACGGACTAACCCTTTTGGGCTTTCGTCCACGTTTACAAATAACGAGACTGTTAGAAGTTGGACCGGAGATTACCCGGAGAAGTTGTATTATAATATTGCTGTCATGGATAGTTCTGCTGTGAACGCACTGCAAGTAAGTTCGGTTTGTGACGGCAGCTTAGTAGCCGGGATGGGGTATATGACAGAATTCCCCCGTCAAGACGACGTTTATGAGCCTTACAACACTCCCCTTCTTTTCCCTGTAAGTGCAAACTTAGAAGGTAAAGCTGTAAAATTATGTACCCAACACGTTAAAACACATAGGGGGTTCGATGGTAGCCCCGTTCACTATAGTAGTATTGTACTTTCGGGGGATAGTATCCCGTGCTCGGGCACACTACTTCCTACTAGTACAAAGTCTTATAGACTTTACCACAATAAAGAATGGACACACACTGGAGTGAACAATAATATTACAGCTGGAACCACCACGGAGAGGGGGTCGGCAATGTGGTGGGCTTACCAATATCAATACAATTATGATTCAGTAATCCATAGACCCATAAACACGACGGACAACGCTGGTGCTCTTTCCTTTTGGTTAAAACTAGCTGACCTTCCAACCACGGATGATGCCGTAGTACCTATTATGTCATTTGAGCAGGATAATAATATACGAGGAGGTGTATTCCTTGAGTATAGGGAATCCAAAACATACAATTTTCCCAGAGGTAATGGCACTAACACAAGTATAAATTTTGTAGAAGGTCATTATTTAATGTTTAAGCTTACGGAAGGAGAGAACGGACCCGCTTCTTCCCCAAATTATTACGCTAAGTATTGGTATAAATTAAACGCTGAACACTTAGACCCTGTCAACTGGAACAATATAATTTTTGCCATTGCTAGTATGAATACTAGTAATGAGAATTCTTTGAGGAAGGCAGGCTTGTGGATTAATGGTTTATATGTCCCCCGTTGGGCTCAGCCATTTTACTTCGATAAAAATAAGACCAATGGTAAGCAAATGCATGGCTTATGCCTCCAATATATTGGGGGTAAAGGACTTCAGGATGGCACAGATGGATACAAGGATTGTTTTAACGGTCAAATAGATGGGATAACTATTTGGCAAGGCGGAGGTACAGGGGAAGGTGGATATAATACTATTATGACTGATGAGATTGCTCGCGCTTTGTATAAAAATGGTGCAGGGCACAACCCCCTTTGGGCTGACTCTTATGGCGACGACGAATATCCCGCCACCCATATTGTTGGAGGATACCTGCAATTCCACGATTCTATGGGCGAGAGCTTTTTGTGTCCCTCGGCTAATATCCCTTTCGGTGCGCCATCTTGGAAAACCAACCCGGACTACTATCAATACTGGCCGGAGAGTAACCAGCAAGACAACGCGAATGGAGTCAGAGTTGAAACAGGTTGGTACGACGAAGACACCTTGACGATTCCCCAAAACAGCTACTGGATGGGGGACGTAAAGTACGACGCGGCAAGCGGTATTTATCTTTATAGCTGGGGCGGCGACCAAAGACCCACTCGCATGTCGGAGTGTATAGAGAGTCATGACCTTGTTGATGATGCACCTCAATATGGTATGACTGCGGGAGATGATAGTCCCGACGTAGGGAATCCATCAGCCTCCTCCCTGAATTTTAATGATGATAATGATGGTCATCACGATGATTGGTATAAAGCTCCTGTTGACCTCAATACAAGTGCGGTAGGAGATTTTAGTTCTATTGTAGTAGGGACAGACCCTCCTTCGTATTATGTTTCTGGACCGGATGGTATGGTCTACCACTCCACTTCTGCTGTCGATAATGTGTCCTTTTCATTCTGGTTAAGTGGAAATGAAATGCCATCTGCTGGGGACACTATCTTTTCGCTTAACACGGTCATGTCAAACTCTAATGATGGTATTGGAGCGATTTTAACGGGTTCAAACCCACCAAAAATTAGATTTTTTATAAATAAGTCTCAGACAAGTTCATGGTACGCTCAAGCAGAACTTAAGAAAAATGAATGGAACCACGTTATCTTAACTTACGACAGGTACGGGGGTAGTGATAATATGAAGATTTTTAGGGATGGCGTCTTATCTGCTACCAACACCTTGGATGAGGGAATCTCTAATACTGATGCATACTTAGTAGTTGGAAAAGGAGGTTCAGCTGATGACTACTACTTTAGTGGAATTATGAGTGAATTTGCAATATTTGGCGAGACTTTGAACGCGTCAGCGGCTTCTGGGATTTATAATGATGGAGCGCCTAATAATTTATTACTAGAACAGTCCTATGGAGGAGAATATCCTGGACTGCCTAGCTTGCGTATGTGGCACCGACTAGGTGGTGGTAGATATAAGAATAATTATGATTTCACAGGTCCTCTGTACACTAGTAGCTTGGGGCCTTTAGGAGGTAGAGCAGTCTTTGATGAGTCACCGATGGGAAATCATGGACTTTTAATGGGGAGTAAGTGGGATACCTCAGCTGGAATACAGGAAAGTAGTACCTCAGAGTATCCAGTTGCTACCCTCGATGAAGCTGACTGGGGACCTAAATAGAATAATGGCTAATTTCAAATATATTAACGCAACGGTGAGTGTGTCTAAGTTTAAGAACACTAGGCTTTACCAAGTGCCCCTGGATTCCCTTTATGCTAAATTAACAAATATTCAAGTAGCTAACAGAGAAGACGATACTATTTTTGTGACGGTAGAGTTTCGTTCTGCTAAAGGAGGAGCTCCGGTTTTATTTGTACAAAAGGCCGCTATTCCAGTTGGAGCTGCTTTGAACGTGTTAACAGGGGACTCTATTAATTTAACTCCTGGTGATTGGGTTAATATACAGTTGGTGGAAAACCCCGATGCAGCAAACCCTCAGGAACCCAACGCCGACATTTTTTCTAGTATAACGGAGTGTTACTCCGAAGAGGGGGGGAGTTATGGCACGTAGGATTGCCATTATCGGAAACATTGCGGGAGGAGCTACAACAGCTAACACTGCACTTTGCCATGTAAAAATAAACGGAATTGAAGTGGCTTTAGCAGGTGCTGTTGTACCACCTCACCCCGATACTCATCCTGTGTCGTCGATGCAGGGGACTAGTCATGTCAAAATAAACGGAGTTAAGGTAGTTGGGGATAGTGACCTAGCTACTTGTGGACATGCTATAACTGCAACAGGATTCGCTAAAATTACACCATGATACCTTCTACCACAAAACCAAAGATACCTTCTATCCCAAAATCAACCTTGCAGGCTATGCCAACTCCTGTGTTGGATGGGCTTATGCAAGGCTTGGCTCAGGCTGTAGGAGCAGTACAATCAAAGATTAACCAAATTAAAAGTAAAATCTCTAAATTGGTAGAGTCGGCGGTTGAAGAGGCGAAGAGTCAAGTATCTGATGCGGTGAGTGCTGGTGCCACTGCTACGACTGACGCGATGTCACACTTAGGCAGTGAAGGTCTTCCTTCTGTAACTGGTGCTGTCCCTCCTAATCCTGGGCAGTTAGGACAGGTTAAAGGCGCACTGAAAGATTTGAAGATTGGTGCGAATATAACCCCTGAACAGATTTATATTGAACTTGGCGTCACTGCTGCACTTATGATATTGCGTGCACTACTAGCTGATAAAGAGAATGAGATGAAAGGTGCATCAGAAATGATGGGGAATATTAACGCCATTAAAGCAGCTAGAGCCTCTGGTAAGGAACCAGAGCCCCAACTGAACATTGATGAACTCGACCCTAAACTTTCCGCCTTAGCTCAGCAAGCCTATGACAGGTACATGAAGTTGGTTGACTCAAGTATGGAATCTCCCAAGAAAGGTACAGCGGAAAAGATTTTAGAATTAAAATCTCCAAATAAACTATTGAAGAAAAGTGAGTTTGATGTGCTGTACGGTCCACCTGTTTCTATTAAAGGACAGTTTATTCTATCAGAAGATGGGTTATATTACGACTCCAGAACAGGAGGATTACCTGATGTGTCTGGGTTTATTGAAGCTTCCAAATCCTGGAAGTTAAACTTCGCTCCGAACCTTGGAGGTAAAGGTGTTGTTCTTAATTCGGAAGGGGTGGAGGGTTTAATTGATTCTATTTTTACGGTTGGTAGTTTAGATACTGACGATAGTTTAGAAAAATACTTTGAGTCGGATGCTTTAATTCAATCTTTTGAGCGGGATAAGGCTAATCAAATTTATAATGTATCTTCTCAAGTAACAGAACTATTAACTACACATGAGTATGACTCGTCTTCAGCTATAGTGCAAAATTACTACCGAAATATGGGAGCTATTGCGGCTTTGTTTGATGCGCGTATCGTCAAACGGAAAAAGCAAGTACAGCTTGGAGTAGTTTTTGGTGGGTATAGTTTAACTGAAGATACTTACGAAAAAGGCGCTGGAATTTTAATAAACAAAGTGGGGGATGAAGTAGATATGGTCCCCGTAAATGATTTTACCTTTTTGAAAGGGAGCGGAGTGTCCCCCACTTTACAACAACAAATAGATGTGGTGCTTATGTCAGAGGATGTTGAGGACACTACTTTACCTATTATTCCAAAATTTCTAACATCTAAAGCAGAAGCTATAGGGGTCATTGATACTTTTAGAGTTGAGAAGCCTACGATTGGCTCCTTTAGCTACTATCAAGCTTCAGCGGGTTCTGATGCGGTTGATTCCCTAGCTCCTCAAGTTAATAACTTAACGGATTTTATGGTGCAAGATGGTTTAATTATTAATTACAGCTTCATCAATCCAAATGTAGAAGGTTCTCCATCAGCTAATGTATTTAATTTGGACAACGCTGCTGATAGTAACAAAACCCTTAATGGGCAGCTAGTCGCTCAAAGTATTGAGCACGTATTCTCTGGAGGTTTAGGGATTGCGTATTTACAGGGAACTGATTTGTCGGCAGGTCAATCTTACGTGAGACTTCCAAACAACTCCAGAGATGGAGAACCTTACCCCGGCTCCGTACCTTTAGATAACCTTCTATACTCTAAGGAAGGTTGTACCATTGATTTCTGGGCTCATCTGCCTAGCCTCCCCGGGAAAACCGACTTTGAATTTCTAGATACGCACGCATACCGATTAGTTATGGCAAACGAAAACTCTGGAGGCTCCAACAGGCCAGACTCCGATACTGCAGTGTTTGCTGACCGCACCGTCCAAGAATATACAGAAGGTATGATTATTGGATTTCGGGATAAGGGAGGAGCTACTGGAGCGTCTGGTGGGGAGTTTGTTGTACTTCCTACGGTGGCTCAAAATCATCAAGATGGGTTATGGGGGCACAGCGTGTGTATTGCTGAGAGCCATCAAGTACCTTGGCCTACCACTGCGCAAACAACGGAACTTGGCTTTAAAGTTCCTGTTACAACAGAGTTTCACTCTGCTTCAGCCCACGACGAAACCCCAAACACAAAAACAATTGCCTCTGTAAATACAGAGTTTGTTCACTTTTCCCTAATTTTAGACCCTCCAAAGGATGCTATAAGTTTGTACTGTGATGGTATGTTGGTGGGTTCAAATTCTATTAGAACATCTTTTGGGATGGCGAGTTCTATGGATTTACTTAATATCCCTACTTGTGCCCGCAAAGATAACAGGTTTGGCAGGTTTGATATAAACAGCTTCGATTGGGCAAAAAATACGGGACCTCGAATTGGAACTACTGGAAGCTCTCCTCTTTTACATGAGCTTGCCTTTACTCCTTGGGTTCTCGGAGGTGGATTTACAGACGGTATGCCGGGAGGATTCTTAGGTAAAAACACAAATACGACGTATAACCAACCTCCCAATGACTCCACTAGAAAGGCACAGCACCAAGATTGGCCTGTGAACTGGGAAACTCCCGAGCCTGCAAGGTCAGGACTTGAAGGGTTCTTAGGCAGTTTCAAGGTATACAATAGACCCCTATCTAAAGAGGAGGTTGCTAGAAACTATAAGCTTCAACGAGGCTTCTTCAAACACATTAAACTAGACTAATGGCTCAACGCGATACGTTCTTACAAACAGAAACATCTCCCATTAAGGGGATTAGTTTTCCTGCTATTCACGGTACTGGAGGATTGTTTACACAATCTCCTGGAGCAGCCGCTATTTTGGCTGGCTTAAAGCAGTTGTTACTAACAAACCAGGGAGAACGTGTTATGCTCCCAGAATATGGAACTAACATACGAAAGCATTTTTTCGAGCCAGACGACATCCAAACAAGAACCCAAATACAAAGAGAGGTTGAAGCCGCAATTTCTCGATGGGAACCTAGGATTTCATTGCGCAATATCTCCGTAACCCAAGACACTAGAGCTGATAGAGCTGATTATAGCGCACTGAAAATCAGATTAGAATTTACTATCGTAGACTACCCTTATGAGGTACAAGAACTAACCCTAATATTATAATGAGTTATATTAAGAATCCAGAAGACTCCCGAGGAGTATACAACTCCACTGCCTTTGACGGTACGATTGAATCTGATTTCCTTGAAATTGGAAAGATGACTGATGCGGCTAAAAAAGAACTTATTAATTTTAATGCGGATGGGTTTGATGAGTATAAGAATGCACTGTTGAATTATTTACAGGCAGTATACCCTACTGATTATACTAACTTTGTTGAATCTGATTTAGGTGTTATGATGGTAGAACTTTATGCATACTTAGCCGCAACTCTTTCGTTTAAAGCTGATATGCTTGCTAATGAATCATTTTTATCAACGGCTCAAAGTCTGTCTAATGTTCGAAAATTATTGCAACTAATTGGCGTAGATTTGAGAGGGCCTGTATCTGCTAAGGCAACTGCTTTACTTAATATAACTAACTCTACTACGGTATCGGATAGTGCGACTCTGAAGATTAGTAAAAGTGGAAGGACAGTAGCTGTCCCTAATACAAAAGGGGGAGGGGTTTTAAATTATTCAGTGTACAAGTACAACACAACCACTGGAGAGATTGACCTAACTGAAGAAGATATTATATTAAATAAAGATAACTCATTAGAAAGTGGCGGTGTGAGTTGGAATAATTTAGTGTTAATGGAAGGTACTTATAAAACTTTAACTGGGGCTTTCTCACGAGACGCAGTCACGCACACTATCGAAATTCAGGACTCCAACGTTACCGAAGGAAGTATTACGGTTACTGACCAAGAAGGGAACGTGTATCGGGAGATTCGAAATATTTATATGGCGTCAGGCGCCGATGATTCCGTTTTCCATAAGGTGTACAATGATGATTTTTCAGTTAAGTTAACTTTTGGAAACGGGGTTAGAGGTAAACGACCCACTCCAGAAAGCACTTACACCGTACAATACCGAGTTGGTGGAGGTGAGTCGGGTAATATTCCTACGAACTTTATTGATGTAATTTTAGAGGGGACTCATTCAACTAATGGTTCAACTCCTTTACAGTTAAGGAATATTAAGAATGCAACTGGAGGTATGGGAGCAGAGACGATTGAACATGCAAAAAAATGGGCACCAAACGTGTTCCGAACCCAATACCGCGCAGTTACAGGTCAGGATTATACTACTCTTGCTAATACCTTTGCTGGTACTCAAGGTACTAATCCAAAGTCTATTGCTGTTCTTCGACGGTCCGGAGCTGGAAGCAACATGATTGATATTTATTGTTTAGCAAGAGCTACGGGTAGACATCTGGAGCGAGCCTCATTAACTTTTAAACGAGAGCTTCTAGATTATATAAACCAATTTAAAATGTTAACTGATGAAATTAGTATTGTGGATGGGTTGGTTAGAACAATTGATTTGGTTACTACCATTTATGTTGATAAGCGCCACCAAGATTTCGAAGGCGCAATTAAGACAGGAGTCAGGACAGTTGTGGAGAACTACTTCAATCCAGATGTTAGGGAGTACGGAGAACTTCTTTCTGTGGGGGATTTAACAAGAGCAATTTTTGATGTTGACTATGTTAGGTTTGCCAACCTAGACAATTTGGAGGATGATGTGAAAGTTGCCTTTAATGAGATTGTACAATTAAATAACATTGAACTAACTATTGAGTACGTATAATGAGTAGAAAGTATAAGCACGACTACGTCGAAGTAATTAAACGACTAGTTCCTTCTTTATATGAGGACATGGATTTTTCCGTTTACGGGAAGATGGAAAATGATAGTGTTTATAAGGTAGCCGGAAGTTTAGTGCAATACGTGTCAAAGCACATTCAAGAGGATTTTAACCCAGGTAATTTTGATTCCTCTTCGTGGTCGCAGTACTTTATACCGTCAAACAAATTAACTAAGGTAACTCCGGACTTGTTCCAAGAATGTGTGCTAACTCCTTTTGGGAGGTCATATTCAGACTTCTCTACTTCTGCGGAGTTTGTTACTTTTATTCAAACCTCAGCATTACCTGGGATGCGATGTACTGGATTATCCACTTCATACGTGGATAAAATGAAAGACCTGCACCCAACACTTTCAAGTGCAGCAGAAGTTCAGAAGTTCCTTCAACGCAGTTTAGGGTTGTTTTACTTATTAAATAAAGAAAACTCTACCCTTAATAGCAACCCAACTGATGTTTCGGGATTGCCCACGAAAGCGGCAGTTACTGTATTTTTAAACGAAGAAATCACAGAGGGGGATATGGTGAAGGTTTTGATGGGGCATTTATGGACTCATCGAGAATCTAGCACAAGTGTTACTCGCGAGCATTTTTCTGAGCTATCTGACTATGTTGTTGGAGATGCAGGGCTGTCCGGTGCCTACACTTCCGGAACACAATTACTAGACTCTTTACTAACTCATGTTAGTATTCTTTATGCTTCAACTGATGAGTCTTCCGATTTCTTACAAACTTCTTTTGATTTATACGAGACGTTAAATCAAGTGCCAACAAGGGAAGAAGTTGCCGCACCCTTTACTAAGTATTTGCGAGCGTTAGCTTATGCATTCTATGACGTTGATGTTGTTTTTGATGAACTTCAACATCTTTTAGATATTGAAAGATGTCCACCGGAATTTCTGGAGTACTTAGCGACTTACTTAGGGTGGACTCTACAAACTGGGGACATTGAATCTTGGCGCTCTCAGTTACGCCAGGCAGTTCACGTATACAAATCTAAAGGAACCCGACGTGCGTTGGATACGGCTTTAGTTTCAGTATTCCCTAGTAGTATATTTACTCCGACCTCAGCTCTAGAAGAGACATGGGAATCTTACTTACCTAATTTGATTCATTACACTTTAGTAAGTGAGTCTCCTTACTTAAAGCGGGGTGTTTTTACGAAAGAGACTGCTAACGCGTTAAAGTTAAATTATTCTAATGTTGACCGCGATTTAAATCTTAAGTATGCTACGGATAGAGTCGTTGAGTATTTACATAACGAAACTAGTTGTATTCGCATAAACAACAAACGTTTCTCCTCAGAAGAGGTGGGTACTTTTCACCACCGAGGTAAGGAGCTCAGTGTTCCCCCATGGGAGAACGAGCGGTTTTATGATGACACCTTAATTACTCCAGCAGTACTTATTAATCTTCAGAAAGTATTAACCGACACTTCTGGAGCGGGAGGGTTTGGAGTTCCAACTTCTGCGGTTGACGGTTTAGTTACTTTTGTAAGCTCCCTTACGTTGGATTCATCTGCGTACCATGGGACAAACGTAAAATGGAAGTTTCATACGTCTTCTCAAGAACTACCATTTAATTTTAGTGCTATTACTGCGGGAGGTGATTTTGATGCCTTAAGTTTATTAGATTATTGGAGTGCCAAGTCTTCAACGGTCTTTACCTTGTTTACAAGAG